GGCTGACATCAACGACCACCGTGACGGCATACGACGACACCGACCGGGGGGCAAGTACGGTATTAACCGAGGGATACGCTAACGACTTTTTCCTTATGCCCTACAACGAAACGCCCAAAACCATATTCAAACTAAACGAAGACAGTTCCAACACGTTGGACGCAGGTCAACAAACCCTCGCCATCCTTGGATCCTGGGGATATACGGCGGACACGTTGAGTATCACCACCGCGGACGCGGTAGGTTCAACGACTGCAACCTCGGTATCAGTTACCAGCGCCGCGGATTTCGGACCGGCCCAGGCCATCCTTATCGATGCTGAGCAGATGTATATAACCTCGATCAGCGGCAATACGTTAACGGTCGAGAGGGGCGTCAATGGTACGACTGCAGCGACCCACTCCGGAGGGGCTACGGCTTCCAAGTTTGACTATCCGGTGTTAGTAGTCCAGGCGTGTTTAGACATCGCCAAGCTAACGTTCAGGAACCGCGATATGGGGGCCGGTGGGACCATCGGGGGCGGAGAGGCCACGATTACCACGAACCAGGCGGAAATCGACTCAGTGCTTCACACGCTCAAGGATTACCGGGTGACGGGAACATCTAACGGGGTAATTTTTTAATGGCTGATTTCATCAAAGTCGGATTTACTGCCAAGGGGCCAATGTTCGAGCCTGGTCTGGTCAAGGAAGTCCAGGAAGTTATCAATACCGGGTTAATTGAGTTGGCGATTATCGAGGGATCCAACAAGGTCAAGGACCAGTTATATCCCGGCCACGGTAGGATAACCGCTAATCTCAGGAACCATGTAGGGGCGACCGTTGTCAAAGATAATGTAGTTCGGGTAGACGCGGGGGAAACATTACTGGGGAAAGACCTGGTTTACGCGGCATGGATTGAGGGGGTCGGTTCGAGGAACAAGCGGAGCCGTTTCAAAGGGTATAAGATGTTTGAGAAAGCGGCTCGGCATATGAGAGACACGCCGGGATTGTGGGATAAGTATATCGGGCTACAGATCGCGAGGATTTTAAAATGACCAGGTCGGGATCGTTGGACCGAATAGATGCACTACTGTCAGGGATAACCGACCCGGCATTTACCGCTGTTATCAGGGCGGAGCCGTTGGCGATATCGGGGACGCCGGTCCTCGCCTACTGGATGCAATCACGGGCCAACGACTGGCGGACGTTGAATAATATCGGCTCGATTACAACGGTTTTAATCCGGGGATATTTCCGGTTAGTGGAATCGACCAATGTCCGGGAAAGTGTAGAGGCGGACTTGTGGGACGCGGCTTACCAGATTGACACGGTACTCCGGAGTGACGCGAACCTGGCGGACAATTGCACCGACTCAAACGTCGGTTCTGCGACGTTCTCGACCGAGCCGGTAGGTAATGGACTATATCGGGCGGTAAGTGTCCCGTTTGAGATTATGATTTATGAGGATGTGAGCATCACGCCGTAGGGGGATGAATGGCTAAGAAATCGGGACTGGGCCAGGAGTTATACGTTCACGGGTACGACCTATCGGGTGACGTTGGGAGTCTTGATTCGGTGGGATCACCACGGGAACAGCTAGAGGTGACCGCGATTAACAAGTCCGCCCGTGAGCGGATTTTCGGATTATCGGATGGTAGCCTCTCGTTTAACACGTTTTTCAACGATGCGACCGAGCAAGAACACGCCGCGTTGTCCGGCCTCCCGACGGCGGACCGGATTATATGCTACAACATGGGCGGAACGAGGGGCGACGCCTCGTATTGTCTAACAGCTAAACAGGTTAATTATGACGGCACACGGGGAACCGATGGGAGCCTGGCGTTTACCGTCGGGGCGGTTGCTAACGGGATCGCGCCGGACTGGTGCGAGACACTAACAGCGGGCCAGGAAACCCACGCGAGCGCCGGGAGTTCGACGAGTAGGGATGACAGCGCGGCAACCTCGGCGGGTTTAATTGCCTACCTGGAGATAGTGGACTGCGACTCAGGGACGCCGACGGTAACTATCCAGCAATCAAGCGATAACGGGAGCGGGGACGCATGGGCCACGGTTCTCTCGTTCACGGCGGTCGGTTATGCCTCGGCTCCGACGGCGGAGCGGGTAACGGTTAGCGGGGCGGTCGAGCGTTACCTGAGAGTAACAACGACGGGGACTTTCTCCAATCTTGATTTTGTGGTCACGACTCGACGGGGAACCGCCCAGGATGACGTCACGTTGTGAGGGGAGCAATCGGCGCATTTATTAACCGGATACGGCCCCAGGTATTACTTGCTATTGGTGTCCTGGGAACGGTTACGGTTTACGCGCTTTTCCTGGGGCATATTGAGGTCGCGACCGGAAGTGGGGGCGGTATCATAGCGATAAGTATGAAGCTCATGGAAAATAACGATTGAAGATTTTATGCTTTATAGGATGGCACTGGTGGAAGCCTGGGGAATGGGCGGGCCGATCTTGCCGGAACTGCCACCGGGAGCAACAACGAATATATAACAAATCCTCCGGCGGCGAATGGGTGGACCGTTGAGATATATACAGTTAGCGGGAATGATTGTGCCACTGGTAATTGTCGCCGTGGGTATGGCGTCCTGGATATTTTCTCTGAGGGCCGACATTGACGTCGTGATTAACGAAGTGGCCGAGGTTAGCCTGGATACGGCCCGCGTTAATGCGAGTTCGGACGAGGCCGACCAGGAGTTAATGAAACGGGTAGAGGCACTGGGGGAAATGATTACAGAACTGGAAAGGATCCAGTCGGTTATTACTAACGAGTACAGGACGATAATGGCCGATCATAACGGGTTCGCGGAGACTCTCGACCGGATGCAAGCATCCGGAGCGTTACCGACGGGAGAGCGCCGGGTCTACGGGGGCTATGGTCAATGATAAGAAACGCGGACCACTGGCGGATAGTCAGGCCGATATCAACGCATTTTAAAACGGTTAGTTGTAAAGAGGTGAATTGTCCGAATTATTATAACGGGTGGATGACCGTTCTCTCCGCTGGCTATTGTGACGAGGTCGCATTTATTCGGCGTTCAAAACTAGCATATACCGAGGAACAAATGGAGGGCGGGTTGATCCGGTTTGTTTTTGCTCCGGGCCAGGAGTGCTTCGAGGGCCAGGCGGGAAACCATAAATCGAATTTAGAACGGGATCCCATATTCCTCAAGAACAGGACAGTCCAGGAACCCGAACAATGGAAAGACGGTATAGGCGAATCATTATATAGATTAGGGAGGCAGTAATGGCAAAAGAATCAGGGCTAGGGATGTCGATTGCAGTTGATGATTCAGCTTCCGCAGCAAGGACGATATCCAACGATATCACCAATTTGGATTGGACGACACCGCGGGAGGTCCAGGATATAACGGGACTCGATAAGTCAGCCCGTGAAACCCTGTTAACCCTTGCGGATTTCACGATCACGATCAACGGCATTTTTAACGACGCATCGAATATGTCCCATGACGTATTTAAAACCGTATCCTCGACATCGGTAGCCCGGACGGTAACAATCACGATCAGCGGCCAGACATTACCGAACGAGACTAATTTCACCGATTACAGCCTGAGCCGTGGAACCACCGGGGAATTGACCTACACGGCCCCCGGAGTTCTAGCCGGTGGAACCGTCCCGACGTGGGCCTAGTATGGTAGCGGTTAACGGCGTTAAGGCGGCGAAAAAAAAGGGATTTAGAATTCCCGACAAGGTCGCGGTTATAACGTTCGAGGGGACAGATTACGACGGGGCCGAGATACGGGCGAAATTAAATGTCAACTTTAAATATTTCTCGGAGATCCAGGCGGCAATATCTGAGGACAATACTAACGGGTTGAGAGTCGCCGAGTTATTCGGGGATCACGCATTGATTGACTGGAACCTGGAAGATGACGCTGGAAACCCGGTCCCGGCTAACGCCGAGGGGATGACGATGATCCCGGTGGAACTGGTCAACCTGATGGTAGGCCACTGGGCCGAGGCGGTGTCCGATATACCCGACCCTTTAGAAAAGACATCGAGCGATATAAGCACGTTGGCCCAACTTTCGACCGCAATGGAAAGCCCATCGGCAAGCCCTGGGAGTTAACCGAGGCGGAACTTATCGACGGCCTATGTCAACGGTATGGGTGCCTCCCTTCCCAGTTAATGGAAGAGGATGCCCGGATTTTGCAAATGGTCGCGATTGTACAGCTAGGACAACCGGAACAGGAAACAGTAGATGGCTAACGAAGTCCAGATAAAAATAGTAGCGGATCCCAAGAGCGCCGAAGAGGGGTTTAAAAAGACCCAGTCGGCTTTTGGGCGTATGCAGTCGCAGATTGAGAAACATAGAAAAAAGATCGGCGTCGGGTTGACCGCGCTCGGCGGGGGAATAACGGCCCTCGGAGCGTCGGCGGTTAAGAGCGCCCAGGAGGAGGCTATAGGGATCAAGCAGTTAGACCAGGCGTTACTTAACGCCGGTTCGAGTTACGATACACAACGGGAAGCGATAGAGCGGGTTATAGCGGCCCAGCAGAACAAAACGAACTTCGGGGACGAGGCACAACGGGCGGCGTTGATGAACCTCGTCGGTATATCCGGAGATTACGAAAAATCAATGGCCGCATTACCGGCGGTTCTCGATCTGGCCGCGGCCCGCGGGATGGACCTCAGTTCAGCGTCAACCCTGGTAGCAAGGGCGATCAACGGGGAGACATCAGCATTGACCCGTTACGGCATACAGGTGGACAAGGGGGCCGGTTCGACCGAGGTTATAACCGCGATAATGGCGAAGTTCGGGGGCCAGGCGGAGGCAAACGTGGACCCGCTTGTCCAGTTGAAAAATAGAACGGGGGACTTACAGCAAGAATTCGGGAAGGCACTGTTACCGGCATTAACTAAGGTAATGGACATATTCGAGAAAGTAACCCGGCATTTAATCGCGTTCTCCGCGGAGCATCCGAAATTGTCGAAGGTTCTTTTCATAGTCGTCGGCGTCCTGGGGGGATTGGCCCTCGTTCTCGGGCCTATACTGATAATGCTCCCATTACTTGCCGGGGGCGTCGGGATAGTCGCGGGGGCGTTCGGGGCGTTGTCGTTGTCTATGTTACCGATAACACTGGTAGTGCTTGGCATAACCGCGGCTATAGTCGCGGCTATTCTAATCTGGAAAAACTGGGACGCGATCATCATCAAGTTAAAGGAAACATGGGACAAGTCCTGGAACAAGATAAAGGAAGTTTTCTCCCTGGTGATGAACAAGATCAAGGAACTTTATAACAGTAAACTCGGCTGGTTGTTACCCGCGGGGGCGCTGTTTAAGGCGATCATGTTCATCAAGAATAATTGGTCTGAGGCATGGGAAAATATCAAGGAAAAGTTTACTAATATCACCACTGCCATTAAATCGGTTTTCGAGGGATTTAAATCTAACATCCTGGGCATATGGGACAGTATAACCGCCGGTATCAAGGGAGCGATAAATCTGATAATCGATGGGATTAACGCCTTCATTCGTGGTATCAATGCAATTAAAATTAATGTACCAGAGGTAAGTCTGCCATTCGGCGGATCGGTGGGCGGGTTTAGTGTCGGATTAAAACACATCGACCCAATCCCAAAACTGGCAAAAGGCGGAATCGTTAACAGTCCGACACTTGCCATGATCGGGGAAAGAGGGCCGGAGGCGGTGGTCCCGCTTGGTCGGGGGATGGGCATGACGATCAATATAAACATTGCCGGGGATGTCCTGGGGATGGATGATTTCGAGCAAAAAATAACATCAGTTGTCAGGGACGCGGTTCTCGGTGGCGGGTTCCAGGGCGTCCTAGCGAGGGCATAAAATGGCGAATGAATTAAAACACGGGGACCAGGGTTGTAGCTTAACAAAAGCAGAATTTGAGGGCGTCGGTTTACACGTTTTTAACTCCCAGGCTACGGGCGACATCGTATACGCGGCTTCAAGTTCTCAGCTTAGCCGCCTGGGTATCGGGTCGAGTAATGCGCTTTTAGAGGTAGCGTCCGGCATTCCCGGATGGACTACAAGCCCGACCATCGGCGCGACCGCATGGGCCAACGCAAACCACGCACACGCCGCGAGTAATTCCGGGGGAACTATAGCGATCACGGCAACAACCGGGACGTTGGCGGTAGGGAATGGCGGGACGGGAGCTACGACTTTCACCGACGGCGGTGTACTACTGGGATCGGGTTCTGGGGCTATTACAGCGCTGGCGGTCCTGACTGACGGCCAGATGATTGTCGGGGACGGTTCGGGCGACCCGGTGGCGGAGTCCGGGGCCACATTAAGAACTTCAATCGGAGTCGGGACCGGTGACACTCTTTCAATATCCGGGCTTACACTCAGCACAGATTTAAGCGTGGCAAATGGTGGGACGGGCGCGTCCACGTTGACGGCTAACGGTGTCCTGATAGGTAACGGAACGTCGGCGGTTGGCGCGGTGGATATGTCAACGAAGGGCCACATTCTAATCGGGGACGGTTCGGGCAATCCTCAGATGCTAGGGGTGGGATGCAATGACCAGGTATTAACCGCCTGTAGCGGAGAAACTACCGGCGTCAAATGGGCGGCGGCTGGTGGTGGTGTAGGTTGTGGCCCGTTGCAGATATCGGGCGGTTCAAATTCCGCGCCCGCTTATAGTTATTCCGGGGATACCGATCTTGGCGTTTACAGAGTAGGCGCTGATCAACTAGGGATAGCGGCGGGCGGTGTGATGCAGTGGACTGTACAAAATGGCCCTACATTTTTCAATGACACGGCGAGTACAAAAGTCGGTAAGGGTGTCGTACTTAATATGGGATGTAGCAACGATTTTATTCTGGATTTTCAATCCGCAAAAGTTGCCCACGGTATTACTGGTACTGCCGAAACCGATACATTTTCATTTTTTAGAAAAGATGGTGCTTGTACTGGTGGCGTTGAGTGGTTTGGATTATCAGAAACTACATTGACAATGAGCATCCACGGCGTAGGAACTGGTGAGAACACAACAAAATCCACATCTGCACATGGGACGATAGTTTTAAACGCTGGAAAAGCAAACGGCACAGCAATTCAGGCTTTAGGGACTGATGGTAATCTGGTCACAATCCATGACCATGCAATAGGTGCGAGATTTATTTTTGACGTAGAGGGAACATTCCATGCTGATGTTGCATCAACAACATTTGATGACCATTGTGACGTTGAACTGATGCGTGGCTTGTTAGGGCAAACAGTAGACGGATATAAAGAAAGCTACCAAGATCGTTTCGGCAAAGACCTCATGTATAACCTACCGTTCTATGAAGAGAATAAACTTATCGGGAAAGATTCCATACGATGGGAAGAACGTGCATGTGGTCGTATGCAACAACGAGCCATGATTAATTTTACAGGTCTGACTATGCTCCATCACAGCACAATTATCCAACTTGCTGACAGGGTAGACGCTAGGCTGACAGCACTAGAGAATCAAATCGCTTTGCAAGGGGGCGAATAAATGGGCGTGACTTTTGATCTGGTAGATGCTGGACAAACGAGGACGGCGGTCTACTGCCATATAACCGATGTAACGGGGCCGAATAAAAACGCAGAAATTAGCGATGGTAGTGACGGCCATTGGCAGGCGGTTTTGGGCGTGGTTATCCACCAAAACCAATCGGTCCGGAATAGTGATGTTACAGGCTGGCCCGATAGAATCCCATCCACCCACATCCAACGGTTTAAATGGACAGACGGTAGCCTCGACGATTACCCGACGTTGGCGGTTTTGTATGCTTTGCTAAAAACTAAACTAGCAAATATTCGAGTTGATGGGTCGGCTATATGTAGCAATATTCAGGACGCGATATAAGGGGGGATAATATGGCAAATTTAAACGGGTTAGCGGGTCAAATCGTGGGGCAAATCGTGACGAGGATGCTCAACGAAACCCAGCTAGTCGGCGACAATTACGAGGCCCACCGGACAGTCCTGGAAATGCTAAAGAGGGGCGAGATTGGGATTCCGGATTACCAGTTGATAGACGGTGGCGGTATACAGGTCAACCCGCCCGCTCCACCAACTCCGGACGCTTGCGATCCTAAAATCGCCGAGAGTTTTGGGAAGATCAAGAACAACCGAAACGGGAACAAGGATACGGTCAAAGAACCGGAGGTATTAACCGATGCTCAGTAGTATCCCGGAATTTTTAGGGATCCAGACCGACGAGCCGATAGGCCCGCAACCGCCCGTACCCGGCGGAGTGCGGGAGATGGAAATCAGCCTGGATACTCAGTCCGATCCGCCGAAGATGCGCCTCGTCCTCCCTGGGGGCCGTACATGGTATTTTAAGAGCCTCTACGGTAAGGCCGAGTGTATTGGGTCGGATAACGAAACGGGGCGGCTTTATTTCCGGGGAATGGCCCAGTTGGTCGGGGACTCTACAATGGTCCTCTACCGAGCGCCGGACGCCGAAATCCATCCTGTTATCGAGGGCGGTTATATGCTCCCGAACACGCTGAACCGGATATGTTACCGGCGGGCGCGGCTTGACTGGCGATACAGGGATGAAATATTAACCAGGGAAAAGGGATGGAATCATCCGGACGCATTACGACACGGGACCGAGATCGTCGGGGATTTTCACGCTGAATACAGGGAAGAGGATAAGCAGTTCCATATCATGCACCGGGGATGGTCGATGCTGGAACCCGACGGGACTATACACCTGTACGATCCGGATATAAGAGGTTAAAAAATAGTCTTAGCGACGTATAAATTAGAGGTAGACTGGGATAATAACGGGGAGTTCGGAGACGTATCTTTCCCGCTGAGTTTCCCCATCACCTGGGGAGCCGGTGGGCTGATAACCTCCGACCGGGTCCGGTCTGTAACCTGCGGATTCGGACGGGACCGGGCCAGTCAATTAACCGGTAAATCCAAGGCGGGAACACTCAAGGCGGTCCTGGATAACCGCTCCGGGGACTATTCCTCGTTCAATACATCCAGCCCGCTGTACGGGAAAATCCTCCCAGGCCGACCGGTTCGGCTATCGGCAACCTCGGCGGCTCAATCCAATATAGTTATATGGCAGGGTTACCTCTCCCGCATAACGCCCGTGGCGCACACTGGGGGCGATTCTACGGCACTGTTAGAGGCCCACGGTCCACTACAGCAAGTGAACCTTGACCAGGTCGCCGTAACGATGGTTACGAGCCAGCGGACCGACCAGGTGATAGACGACATCCTCGACGCGGCTGGATGGGGAGCCGGTTCGGATTACCGCAGTTTAGACGAGGGCCAGACAACTATCACCCGTTACTGGGCCGACCGGACGTATACCGTCCCCGCGCTACAGGAGATCGAATCCACCGAGGGCGGGTTTATCAGGGAAGGCAAGACCGGCAAAATCATATTTGACGACCGACACCATCGGTTATCGGGTGCGGCTCTTGTGTCGCAAGCGACGTTCAGCGACGCATCGGGGGCCAGTCTGCCCTATACCGGGATTATCCAGGATGATTATTTACCGCATATATTCAATATATTCGAGGCTGATGTCCAGACCTATACCACCGGGAGCGTGGCGGTTTTATGGACGTTATCGGAAACCGGCTCAGATTCGCCCGCTATAGCGCCCGGAGTTGCCCGGACATTCGTTGCCCGCTATCCTTCGACGGGTTCGGGTAATACGGCTATGGGGGTCAATGCCTGGACGACCACGGCGGCAACGACCGACATGACGGCAAGCGCTGCAGCGGGAAGCGGGACAGAATTGACCGGCGACGTCGGTATATCTGTCAGCAAGTCCTCCGAGACTATGGACATCCAGTTAACAAATAACGGCGCGGTAACGCTTTATATCACTAAATTACAGGCAAGGGGAACGCCCGTGACCTCGAACGACCCGGTCACGATCAAGGCGGAGGACTCGACAAGTCAAACCGCATTTGGGAAAAGAACCTGGCCGAGTAAAACGAAATTTATCCCAACGACTACCGAGGCGCTCGACTGGGCCGATTATAACGTGGGTATCTATAAAGACCCGACGGCCACGCTTAAATTGACATATATCGCGAACCGTGACCAGACGGCTCTAGATGAAATGATAACCCGGAACGTATCGGACCGGATCACGGTCGTCGCCAACAATAACGCTAACCTGGGGATCAACGGGGACTTTTTTGTCGAGGCTGTATCCCACAATATCAGCGCCGACCGGACGCATAAGGTCCAGTATCTAATATCGGACGCGGTCCAGTTCTCCGACTTCTGGGTCTTGAATACCTCGACGCTCGGAGTCAATACGAGGTTGGCCTACTGATGCCGGATTTTATAGCGCAACATCACCACACGACACCGGACGACTATATAGGAATGGTTCGGCGGTTATACATGGGTTTCGGATGGGGGACTCTTGAGGATCCCGCGGGGGATAACGTCGGGGGGAACCTGACAATCCGGGTTAATCATGGGCGGTGGATTATTGATTGTCCGACGTGCAAGGCGGCCCAGGTCGCGGAATTCGAGAGTCCTTATTTTATGTGTGTGGAATGTGCGAACAAGGACAACGACGGGAAATGGTGGGCGCTCAGTATCCCGGCTAATTACCGGGAGATCGAGGCCGCATTACTGGCCCGTCCTATGGGAGTCAATCCAGGCAATTCTCCGACCCGCTCCTGGGATCCCTCGGAAACGGTCGAGGAATTACTAGAGGAAAACAAGATTAACGGGGTGGAGGGTTAGATTATGGCATGGGTAACGCCCAGGACGTGGACGTCCGGACAATTAGTTTTAGCCTCTCAGTTGAACATCGACATACGCGACAACATGAACACGACCGCGGCGGCTACCATGTCCGCCCAGGGCGATTTATTAATAGCTACCTCTGCCAACACTCCCGCCAGGTTAGCGAAGGATACGAACTCGACCCGTTACCTTTCAAACACCGGTTCCAGTAACAATCCGGCATGGGCGCAGGTTGCCCTGGCTACCGGGGTCAGTGGGACTCTACCGGTCGGATCGGGCGGGACGGGGGCGACTACCCTGACCGCTAACGGTGTATTAGTAGGAAACGGGACGAGCGCGGTCGCGGCGGTTGACCTATCGACCAAGGGCGGAATCCTGATCGGTGACGGTTCGGGCAATCCTTCAGCCCTGGGGGTGGGATCTAATACCCTTGTTCTAACGGCTGACAGTTCAGCGGGGACGGGTGTCGCCTGGGCGTCTGCAAATTCGGTCAATTACCAGGAATTTACGGCTGACGCAACATGGACAAAACCGTCAGGAGGGGCGGTTTGGATCGAACTCGTTGGCGCTGGCGGCGGTGGCGGGGGGACTGGGAGTGGCCTTAGCGCACCAACCCGCGCTGGTGGTGGTGGTGGTGGAGGCAGTATTGTCTCCGGTATGTACGACGCCGATGCGTTGCCGAGTTCCCTAACGGTCGTTATTGGGACGGCTGGAACCGCTGGGGGATCCGGAGCCGACGGAGGTCAAGGTGGTACGACCACCGTCTCAGGGTCCGGATTTACTCTCAGCGCTTACGGCGGCGGTGGCGGGGGGACTACCGGGGCAATCCACGGCGGTTCTGGCGGTGGAGGCGGTGGGACTGCGACATCTGGTGCGAGTGCGGTCAATCAAACCGGCGGCGGTGGAGGCGAACCCAAGATATCAGGAAGTAATAACGGCGTTGGGGGCGGTGGAGGCGACGGTGGCGACGGTGGCGGGGTCGAGAACGTCGGCTATGCGGCGGAATACGGCGGGGGCGGTGGAGGTGAGGGCGGCCAGTCGGGTCAGGCCGGTCGAAATGGTGGCGGTTCGTTACACGCGGCCGGGTCGGGTGGCGGCGGTGGGTCAGGACCAACTGGAAACGGAGCCGCGGGTGGGTCGTGGCG